GATGACCACATCCGTTTTAAAACGCTTTGCCATGCTCTCAGCAGCCTCAAGCGCATACTTTGTGTCATCCACCTCAAAGTCATCAGCCATCCAATAAAACTGCCTAGTCACCGGGCCACCCTTATTGCGGATCAAAGAATTGATACATTGTACATCCTTCAAGACCTGCCGATATCAGCAACAAGACCAGTATGGCTGCGATGCCTTCATGCTTTAGGTTCATGCTAATCTCCGCAAAAACACATGATTAAAGTCCATGCTAATCTCCGCAAAAACAAGGAATGGTTTCATCGCCAGCCAAGTCAAGATGGCTCTGTCAACTTAAAGCTCACTAGCAAACCTCCGCACATTCTTTGATAAACGCGACCCAATGCGTGTTAGCCTTTTTGCCGCTACGATGACCATATAGAGGCCTTTCTGGTGTTAGCGCCAGCACATCTTTAAGGGGTATATCTACCTGGCACCACTTAAAGATCAGTGTTCCGTTAGGTTTGAGAACTCTAAAGCACTCACTGAATCCAGCCTTTAAATCTTCCCTCCAGGTTTCTTTATTTAATGAGCCATAGCTAAAGCCAAAAACAGATTTCATTGAAAGGTTCCTAACGTGCGGGGGATCAAAAACTACGTGATGGAAATGTTCATCGGGAAAATCCATTTTTCTAAAGTCATGCAAAACATCTGGCCTGCATTCTTTCGGACTTCTTCCTGTCTGAGAGGCCAAATGATCTATAACCATTACGCCTTCCCTGCAATCCGCAAAAACAGTCCTGTGATCGTTCTTATCAAACCACATCATACGACCGCCACAGCAAGCATCTAAAACCGGCGCAGATTTCATCGGCAAACCTCTGAATAGTTGCCGTTATAGTCAGGCCAACCATTCTCCCCATTCGACTTGAGGTAAAGCCGGTGCATCTCGCAGTAGTTCTCTACCCTTTGCTTCGAGTCCTCGAAGTCCCCAGTCATCACCGCCAGCACTAACAAAAGACTCGTCACCACCAGCGGTATCACCAATACATTCCTCTCCATCACTCCACTCCCTTAATTTATTTCTTATCTTTGCGATTGCTCGCTTTTCTATTGCCCAAACTACCTGCCGGGTCACGCCTAACTCATCCGCAATCTCTTGCAGGCTCATGTAGTAATCATCATCCGGCAGTTGTCGTTTCACGCTTCGCTTCCTCTACCAACAAATCACGGTATTTTTTCCATGACTCTTTATCTTCAATGACAGACTCTAAGAACCGATACAGCTTGCGTTCCATATAACGATGCTTCATCAGCTCAATGGCCATAGACAACTGCTGCTCGTGATTTAGAGTTTTCCAATGGAACTTTTGGCTCACAAAGGTCTCAAGCAGGTGGTCATCAATCGAACGGAATGCCATTCGCTTCCCTCCACTCTGGTGAATTGTAGTCGGGGCTGGCCTCGACCTCCCTAAACTTCCGGATAAGATCCCGCATTACTGACTCATCATCCTCAAGCCTAACGATCATTGAAAAGGTTATCGCCCGGTACATGGACGCCTTGGCCTTATAGTGTTGTGCTTCTGTCATACGGCCTCCTTTACAATTTTCCTGAGCTTTTTCTCACACGTTTTGCAGACTGACTCTGGGTGACTTTTCATCACCTCTAAAAAAAACTTAATGTCCTCCGAGGTGTGGTCAGTCCCGCACATGGTCAAGTTGCTGTCATATTTTCGGTCACCAATCATCATTTTGGCGCGGCGCAGTTTCACCTTTCCATCTATGTTTTTGGCAAGGTAGCTGGCTAGGTGCCTCTTCTCGCCTGCGTTTAATCTCACTGCCTTCATGCCTTACTCCCTGATAGTTGTTCACCACAAAGGAATAGTCCCACATCACACCTGTTGTGTCTTCTAACATTTAGTTATAAGTCAGTTGTAGCTTATAACCGTATACTCTGGGTCGTTTTCAAGCATTTTTAGCTCTTCGCGGTAGTGTTTAGCGATCTCGGCCCTGAGCTTTTTGTCCGTTTTCATAATCCCCCTAGCCTTCTCCCTGAGAAGCTCCATATGCCCCTCACCTAGCGTGTTTGTCAGCCAGTCATGGAAAGCCACAGGATTTTCCGTAAAGTGCCTATGATGGGCATGGCAGAGCGTCACAGCGTTATCTAGTGACCACCTCACTACCTTTGATCGCCTGCCGTAAATATGACAGCACTCCAGGGTGTCTGGCCTGCCGCAATAAAGGCAATACTCATCCCTGGCCCTTACGCACTTGCTAAACCAAATATCTGCCGCATCTCGTTTAATGGACATTATCAGGCTCCGCTATTTCCACGACCTCAAGGTCAGTCATTAAACATGACATCCATAGATCAAAAAAATCGCTAATTGTCATATTTATTGTGATGCCCTCAGAAAACGTATCAGTGTAAACAACCGTTAGCTTTGGGTTTGATAAGTCTGATACCGCTCCGCCGACCTCTGCCGTTAGCAGGATCGCCTCGCCCTTTGGCAACTTCACGCCCATTAATTCAATCATGCTCTTGGCCTCACAGTTATGCGCGATACCTCACCTTCTATCTTGTCGTAGGTAATGCACTTTGCGCCTCGTTGACTGACGTACCCGTGAGAACTGCTGTAATTGTCGCGGGCCGCGAGGGTAGGATGCTGTTCTATCGTGGCCCCAGCGTCGTCTAGGACCCGCTCATGGTGCAGGTGCCCGACATGAATGTACGCGTGTTTGCAGAGCCCCCACATTTCCCTAAACCTCGGCTCGCTGGCGAACAGCTTTTGAAGCTGGGCCATTTTCATGCGGTGACCGTGATGAAACCCCAGCATGATATCTCCGTGCTGGTAGGCGTAATACGGAAATTCGTTGTCAATGACCTCTACTCGAGGGTCATCTTCAAACCGATGCTTTATGAATTTACGCATCCAAACGCTAGAGGCAAGGTCATGATTGCCCTCTGCCTGAACTACGACAACCCTTCCGAACCGCTTAAGCATGATCTGAACAGCCTCAGTCATTACGTTAATGGTTAGCTCCACCAGCTTCGAATATCTATCGTCTCCTGTGAGGTGGTGGCCAGAAGTGGGCGTTACCTGCACTAGTCCATCCCAGTGCAAAAAATCGCCTAGCTGGTTCAAGATGCCGACTCCAGACTTGGGGCTTCCATTGATCATGTCATGTATTGAGTTTAAGAAAACATCGCGGGCAATCTTCACGTCCCAGTCATCCCCATCTGAGTCCTTCCACGCCTTCATGCCGAGATGAAAGTCCGTGATCGTTAGAAGGGATAGAAGATTTTGGTTTGAGGACGCTGGGGGTTTTGTGGGCTTAAATTTCGGTAGGCTTTTAGTGGCGCTCTCTATCCTCTCAATAAGTATCTCAAACTGACGCTCTTCATCAGTCTGGCTTTTGACCCATTGGCGAATTGGCTTGCCGTTTTCGTCGTAGAAGGTTGATACGCCCTTGATCTTATGGCCGTCTGGCACTGGGTGGTTCCAGTCATTACTTGGACTGTAGCCTCTTTTTGCAGCCTTGTTTTTAACAACTGTCAGCCTATCTCTTAACGCTGTTCTGCAGATTCCTAGCCTTGACGCGGCCTCTCTTTGGCTAAGACCCTCAATTTCAGTCAGCGTGACTGCATCTGCTTGCTCTTGTGTTTGGCAAAACTGTAGTAATGGATGGCCCACACTAACCCCCTTTGAGTTTCATATACTCCGAATCTATGGGACAGGTTAGCTTTACTCCGTGGTCTAGCGCCCAGCTTTGCACCTGATCCATAAAATCCATCATCTCCCCTCTACCGAGGCCGCTGGTTTCCCTAACCTGCCCCGGAATAACGGTTTTGTGGATTACTCGATCTTCTGTGCCAAGAAACTTGTACTTGAGAAGCTCTTTCATCGTTGCCTCTGTTATGTCTGCGCCCTTCGATGAGAAGTGATCTGCCATCTCTCGGCACCAAACATGGAACAGAGCATTCTGCGATAGCGACCGCTTCTCTTGATAGCGGCCAACTTTAAACTGTACTGGATACTCCCAATTCCAATTATCTCTCAACCATCGCTCAAAAAACACCAATCTTTCAGTGATTTGCGTCGCATCTTTAATAATCCAAAACTCAGACATTTTTAACAAGCCGCTCAATCATAATATCTAGCAGATGCCGGGCCTTACGAAGATCATCAACGCCACCTTTATCTTTGTACCGAGACACGTACTTAATCACTCCATGCTCACACGGGCCTAAGTTATTGGCTAGGGCGTATTCCAATGGCCCAATTGCCATGTTCTTATAATGCTCCCCGCCAACCTGTATCTGCATTGCCGAAGTGGTTAAATCCTTTGTAATATGCAAGCTCTCCGACATTTTCTTTCCTCCATTTTTTAATGATTAACTTGCGGCACTCGCTGCTCTTTATAAAACGCTCATTCCCTTTTGAGTCTTTTACCGTTGGAACAATAACGTCATCCAGCAGCATCACTCTGATAGCGTCCATCGCAAACTCATTACTTTGTTTGAGCCTTGTTGACATATCGCTTTTAGTAAAAGGGGTGCTAGAGCAAAAGCTCTCGGTTCTCGTGTATATTTCTATCGCCTCATCCAGGCTCATTTCGCGATTCATATGCCCTCCAATATCAGCGCGGTTGAGTTCTCCCTCTTTTTAAACGCCCGGCCAGATGTCTGATAAAGCCCTATCGTTCCCTCAAAGCCAGTGCCATGACGCTGTTTTGCCACTACCAGCTTGAGGTCTGACTGCTTTTCTAAAACCTCTTGCTCTCTTTCGTTTAGCGGTATCCCATACATCTGCTTGTTTAGCGCCTCTTTCCTTTTTTTGTTATGCCAGACGATCATCAAAAGGTGGCACTGATCCGTAATCGTCCCGCCGCCTCGTACATCAAAGCGAGTCGGGACATACTCATCTCCCCCCCGCTCTGGCTTCCTAACGTGATGCACAACAGCAATGTGTATATCCAGCGCCTCGGCCAATCCCATAAGTTGATTAAAAAATAACCGCTCACGCTGTATGTCCTCCGTGACGCCGGTAAACTGTAGATTATCAATGGCAACGATCTTGCAGCCTCGCCTTGCCATCGCGACAATCGCCCCTAAGCATTGAATAGGCTGAACCCCTCCGAGTATCCGATACCAAAAAATCTTATCCTTTGACCAATTGGCAAACCGCTCGCCGTAATCCCTGGTTGGCTGATCGCTAGCGGCTGACTGCATACACATTAGCTTGGCAGTATCCTTAACGCTCATCTCAAAGCTA